TGCGCCGTTAATGTCGGTTAGACCGTTAACCAAGCAAGTCATGGTGTACAGCGGGTTAGTAGCTGATACTGCAGCTGTTGAATCTTGAAGAAGTACTACAGTCGCATTTGTACCGTACGCACCCTGAAGTGTCTGAAGTGTCTTAGCTGAAGCGGTATCATTGTAAAAGCTGATAGATAAGCTTGAAGCCTCTAGGCCTTTTACAAAACGGTGGCCGTTATCAGACATGGCTGTAATTTCCAGCTCGTCAAATGTGCGGTTAAGACTTACTGAACTGACTAATGAGGAAAGGTCGACTGAGCCAATCTTCACGCCTACTTTGTTGTTTAGGAAAACAGCCATTGCTATTCCTCATCTTTCTTTGTAGTGGTTTTAGGTGTTTCTTCTTTAGGTGCTACCTGCCCGATTTTTTCCAGGAAGGCCGCGGTTTCTTTTTCCCATTCGGACATGGTTTAGCTCCAACTCGTTAAAATACTAACCTGCATTGTACAGGTCAGTAAATCGCCTGAAGCTGCAGATAAAACAGCGGGAGCTGTAACATCTCCAACTTTGTAAGCGATAGAGGATTCAGATAGTTTTTTAAATACTGCTACTACCCTTTCCTCAATTCCATTTAGATTACCCTCGTTATCGAGCAGCGGCACAAAAATATTTAAAACGAAGTTAGCCATAGGCGCTACGGTGTCGTAACGATTATTCGTAGGGACGATGTATGGGTCTGATGGCGCAACCACTACTGAATTTGCAGGTACATTTGCGGGCGGGAATGAATAAACATCCCATACTGAAGGATTAGAAAGCGCTGTAGCTAAAGTGTTTCGAAGGGTACTAATGGCGGCAGTCATCAGCCCACCATAGAGCCAGGCGATAGATACGGAGCTAATAGCCCGCGTACTCGCGCGATTAAAGTATTTCCCATTCTGTAAGGTGAAGGCGCGTATCCATCAATCGTTACGCCGCCGCTTGAAGGGGCTTGCCTGGACTGAAAAATGTCTATGCATATCATTAAAGAAGCTTCTTGAATAGATGGAATAGCAGAATAATCTATATAAGTTTCCGCTGCAGCTGTACCGTAAGGCTGTACGGAATGGCGCGGATTGTCTGAAGTGTGTGTAGTAGTAACATTAAAAGAATCCATGCCTACTGCAGTAATAGTTTTAGTGCCGTTATATTTAGTGCCTGCATTGCTTATCACTACTTGCTGGCCTACATAAAATACATCTCTAATATTTGCATCAAAATATAAAGTACCTGTAGTGCCAGTATTTCCATGCGCAACTATGTACTGTTCGTTTTTCCATAGGAAGGGAAGTAATACATTATCTCCCGCATCACAAATTTCCTGTAATACGCTGTCTGAATATAATGTGCCAATTCCAAGCGCAACACGAAGCTCGCTTATAGTGGTAGTCGACATTTTATATTCCTTTCTAAAGACTGAAGGGAGCGCAGGGCTCTACGCCCCCTTCAGCGTACTTAGTTACTTACGGATTAGGTAAGGTTATAGCGGCGTACGCCAAGTGGCTTTAGTACACCAATCGCCAAATAACCATAGAGATTAATTTCAAATTCTCCAGTAGTTAGTTGGTTAACGCGAAGAGTAGTCGTAGGTGATTCCCACGCATATACTGAATCTTGCGCAATAAGGAATGCTGATTCGTCAATAATTCCTGAAGTAGTAATATTGTGGTCTACGATTAAGTTCGCGCCCAAAATATTTCCAACAGTTGAACCTTGAGAAACTGCACCTGGATTATTCATAGGGTTAGCAGCTGCGTATAGCGGACGGTTTGAACCATCTACATAACCCATCATCGCTGCCCATTGGTCAGTTGATGCTACGAGGTTACGAGCGTATGAACCGCCTGTACCCTTATATGCTGCAGCTGATTCTGTTGCAATAAATGACTGAAGACCTGCAGCTGTCGCAGCTGTAGTTGCAGCCTGTGTACCTGAAGCTGTAAATGATGCAATTAGAGCTGCATCAGTTGCCTTCTCGTAAGCTTTACGGAGCTCAGACATCACCAAATCCATAAAGGCAGGCGAAGATAATTCTGCGAGCTCGAAGCTAATGCGTTGAATTCCGCTGTACTTCTTTGTAGTAATTGTGTCGTATGTTGAAGTCATACCTGTCTCTGATGGAGCAGCGCCTTCAGCTGTTTCTGCAACAGTTGGAGCAGTCCCCATTTTAGGTACAGTAAATTGTAGCGCTGGATTTGCTGGTAGCGCTGCGCGTGTTACTGCATCGAATGCTGGTCGACCTGAAAATGTTGATGTGTTAAACATATTTAGGTGTGATGGCAAAACGATACCTGTGTTATTTGTTACTGCGTCATCTGCGGCAAGAATTGTCTGACGAGCTGACTCGTCTCCAAGTGATGCCTTTAGTGTTGCGCCAAGGTACTCGCCTGCGGTGAGTGGCTTAACGCGTGGTGTTGTATATGCTACTGATGTAACAGGGCGAGCAGCCTCTACAGCCGATGCCTCTACTTCAGGAGCTTCTACGGTGTCGGGAGTGTTTTCCACTTCGACTGCCTCGCTTTCTGTTGGTTGGGTTTCTTCAACGGTTTCTGCGATTTCCGCTTCTTCCGCTAAAACTGATGTAACAGCTGCGCTTTTAAATGCGGCTGCCTGTACTAAACTGACTTCTTTTAGTAAAGCGCTGCTAACATGGATAATTCCATCTTTCATTTTTGATTTAATAACTTCAACGCCTACGCTAAGACCGCTGCGTAATTCTTCGCTAGCTTCGATAAGGCTATCTGTTGCGCGCTGAGTGCTACTTAATTTAAAGCTAGCTATCATTTCTGTAGCTGATGAGGAAATGCTTTGAGACCAACCAAGCGGCTTTTTTGGGTCATGCTCTAGGAGCAATTTTACTTTTCCCGATTCAGGTAGCGCGATACTGTTGGCCTCAAATATAACGCGGCCTGCGGAAGTATTACCTACTTCGTCACCGAATGGCACAATTTTTCCGCTAATAGTTCGAGAAGCCTGGTCTGCAGTAATTTCCGCTGAAAATGTTAATAGTTCACTCATGCTATTTCCTCTACAGTATTTCCGTTAGGTGATAGGTCTTCCATTTCCATAGCTTGCTCAACAGTAATTAAGCCAAGCGATAGTAATTTTTCTGTAACTAGCAAGCGCTCCATTGGGTCAGTACGCAAAAATGACGAATCTACATCGAAGCGAATTTCGTTTCCTCTGCCGCAAATATCATCCATGGATAGGCGGTCTTCCACACTCGAAACGAATGGTTGGAAACATAGACTGTAAAGTTGTTTTCTTTCATCAAGAATATTACTGTAAGTCATCGAGGCGTTTTGGTCCGCGCTAACATAATAGGCAGGGACATTACACATTCTTGCGACTTCGGTACTTAAATTCATAATCTGCTCTACATATCCCATTTCTTTCGGTGAGAAAGAAGTAGGGATGTAATCGATTGTGCCTGAAAGATAACCTACGCCGCCTTTTCTGCGGCCTGCAGTCCATTTAGAAATAATGCCTTGCACTTCAGCTTCAGGAAGCTCTGCACCTGAATTTTTTAATACACCGATAGGCTGCGCTGTAAGTGAGTTGATAGTAGCTGCATTCTGTACATCGATGCATTGACGAATAGTAGTTTTTCCTCTATTGAGGATTCCTTCATCTACGCCCTGGAATGTTACTAAACTTCCAAGCCCTTCCATCGGGCGAGCCGTACCATCTACATAATATTGGCTGACAATAGTGTTACTTAAATTTAAATCAAATGTTACGCGGTCATTCTGTACAAATTCGAAGCGCGCAGGTTTTCCGTTATCGGAATATTGCTCAACCACTTCCCAGTAGGCCACGCCAAAATGAAATAACGCGTCAATCGTTAGCGCCATAGTAACTGCGTAAGATTGTGAGCGAGAAGGTTGGTCTAGCCATACAGGGCTTCCAATTTCTTCACCTGTCGACTTTTTATAAATCTTTAGTGGCATCGAAGCTATAGTGCCTTTAATTAATGAGTTGCAGCGCGCGATTGAAGGTACGCTCATCGCTTGCGCGCGTGAAACCCCTGCAAATGGATATGTGTAGCCATTCGATAGCACATCGTTAGCTACCTGCGGCGCATACTGCGCGATAATTTGATTAGATGACTCTTTAACAGAGCGCCCTGTAATTCTATCGATGAATCCCATAGGAATCGAATTATACAGCACTAAAGCGACAAATCAGAATATAACGGTAGGAGTTTGATTAGGTTTAAGTAATTGATGGACAACCATTGCCAATCCAATTGGCGCGCTTATGTCCCCGCTTGATTTCCTTTTTATGATTCTCCACGAAGAATCGTTTTGCTTAGCTGCGCAGTTTTCCATTTGAGTTATAAATTCTCGCTGCCCGTTATGTACGAGCCGCTTATTTACAAGTACATCAAGAAGCTCACCCGATGCCTGGTAAAACGCAGCTCCGCTTACATCTTCGCAAATTACGCCTGCGTGGGTAAGCCTGTCTGCTATTGACTGAGTAGCGTATTTATCAAAACACACCATTTTCGGGCGAAAAATATCACACCATGCTTTTATTCCAGCGGCTACCTTTAAATCGTCAACAGCTACATCATTCTGCCAAGTCTCAAGAATTCCTACGCCTATTCTGCCATCAGGAAGAATTACGCCTGCAACGAGTGAGGCATTGCGTTTTGAAGGCGAAACATCGAAGCCGAAGATTGTATAAAGTCCAGGATTAATTTTAAGGTCAGGGTCAGAGCATTCTTCAAGTACACCTGCAGGCCAGGGGCTCATAAGCGCCGAAACCCATTGCGATAATATTTCTGTTCGTACAGTATCTATATTTGATGTAGCTATAGCTTCTTCGATTGTCTCAGCTGTAATTGTGTAACCCAGGGCAGGATTAGCTTGAGCTATACCAGTCCAATCCCAAATGGAGCAATTTTCAGGTGCGCTATATTCGTAGTAACCAAAACTGGCAGGCGGTTTTTCCTGCGCGCGCGAGCGCATGGAATTTAGTACATCCGAGAAAGCATCACCTGCATTCGAGCAATATAGAGATTGTGCGTTAGGGCGGGCTCTCGTTACGCTAGTCGCAGCTTTCATGGCTTCTTCAGAGACTTCACGCAGCTCATCGATGAATAGGAAGTCTGCAGTACGCCCACGCGCGCCATCGCGTGTAGCAGCTACAATTTCGTAACGCCCACCGCCAAATTCATGTTTAAGCGTTATAGATTCCTGACCATTAGCGTAACGAATGCTTTTTACCTTATCTAGCAGAAAGTCATGGCTTTCGATTGTGTAGGCCAAATCTCTAAAGGTAGTAAGCGCCATTCCTCTATTGGAAGACATACCTATAAGAGTTTTCTCGCCAAATAGGAAGAGACCTGCCAAAATTCTCATTCTTGCAATATGTGTCTTGCCATTTTGGCGCGCTGCAATCGCAAGTACGCTCTTACGCCTGAAATTATTATTTTTATCAACTTTCAGCATATCTTCGAGTACAAAACGCTGATAAGGCAATAAAGGCATCCCGATATCTTCAGCAAGCTTCGCTACCTCATCGATGCGCGATTTTCCACGCAGTAGAGGCGAATGAAGGCGCGGCTTAGTAGTCCCCTTGATATTCAGCTTGGATTTACCCATTAGCCGAACCTTCCTGGACTGGCCTGGACTGAAACGGACTGTCTAGGTGAATTGTCGACACTTGCGGGGAGAGATAGGACGG